CAATTTTGATAATAAATATTGGACAAGGAGATTTATTATGCTAGAATTTTTTAAGAAACTATTTGGCTCTACGCCAGCAGAAACACCGGCACCTTACAAGGTTGAAGCACCTGCAGAAGCTCCTGTAAGCGAGCCTGCATTGCCGTTTCCAGCGCCTAAACCAACTAAAAAAACTGCCACTAAGAGTGCTGTCAAGACTGCTACAAAAACACGTAAACCAAAGTCTACCAAGTCTTAATGTTGCAAAAAGTATCGAATCAATCCGATACCATCAATAACAACCAGGAACACGGAGTTGGCCATTAGGCCAAAACTCCTCCTGGTCCAACAAGCCCAGGCACTGGCACAACATCCTGAAATAAAAATCATATAAAGTGGCACCACTGGAATATCGGGTACAGTGGCCGCAAAGATTATAGCACTGGTTACACTACACGCCCAGGCAAAAACTTCTGCACAAAAACGCACACGATTACTCTTCCAGTCTTGTTTGATGTATTGCCATGCATTGGCCGCACCAACAAAAATAAAATCCATTATTCACACTTCCATCGTAATTTAAATATAATTGCATCGTAAGGATCTTCAAATCTGAACGCAAATCCTTCGGTTGATTGCCAGCCATGCACATGATATCTACCGGTGCTGGCCTGATCGTTGCACCAATTGTATAATTCTTGAGGATGGGTTGATGATTCCAATATGTAATCCCAACTGACTACACACTCATACCACTCAGGTGGCGGCCAAAATTGAAGTTGTATCATCCGCTAGTCCTAGTTCCACTGCCCTGTTGTAGACCTGTTCACTGGCCAAGTTCTTGCCTTTGCTTTCGCACTGTATGTCAAACTGGTCCCAGAAGGTCAATGCCCAATCTGTGACCGGTTGATTCCAGTAAAAATCTGAGTGTGCTCGCATCTTTTGTTTCTTGTAGCCCGACTCTAACAATACTGTATGGTCTGGCATGACGTCTGCAGGATGATCCACCAACACATCTTCTCTTGAAACTGAATAGTGCATGGCTGGCCTTACTCCGCGCCACGATTCAATCACGCCCAAAACTCTATCGTCGGTGGGTTGAATGTACTCTCCTGTACGGATCCAGTGATGGTGTATGTCAAGCACAAGGGCGCAGTCTCGGGCAAGTTCAAGACTGGCATCGATTCCCCAGGAGTTTTCGTCGTTTTCGATTGTGATACAGTTTCTTGCTTCGGGGGAAAGTCGTCGGAGGGTATCTCGAATACCGGCGGGACCGCGTTTACCCGAGATGTGTACATTGATTTTAAAGTCCTGAAAGGACCGGCCATAACCCATCCATTTTGCCATATCCACATGATATTCAAACTCCTGTATGCTTCGTTCTACAATGCCTGGATTCTCACTAGCCAATACACAAAACTGTCCTGGGTGAAAACTCAAGCGTACATCTAATCTACGAGCAACCTCGCCTACAGGAGCAAAGATCCGTTCCAGGTGATTCTGTATATCTGTTTGTTGCCACCAGTCAATCCAACTGGCCTCGGTATAGCCCTGTAGCATTTCACTACCTAAGCGCACCATACGCCGTTCAGGCGGTAGGGTGGCCACACGCTCAATCAGCTTGACAGCAGCGGTGGTATTGTGATTCATGATGTCCCACTGGCGCTGTTCAGCTTGATCAGGATGCTCACGCAACCAACGCATGGTGGTTGAACGCCCGTTAAGGTCCCGATCTACTGCATTGACCTTCATGCCGCCACATTCGGACGGATCATTTAGCCATTTGCAACAGAAACCAATACGTTTTAGTGTAGTCATACAACTATTATACGGCAGTATGAGTTGTTTGTCAAGGTTACAAATTTAAAACTGTAGCCAACGTATCAGCAACTAGATTGTCCAATTTGGTTAAATTTGGATCCATTGGACCTACATGGTCCACTACGACCCATTGAACATGGTTGTAAGTTATAAAGGCCTGTTGCACCAAATTACGATGATGCTGTGCCTGATTGGCCTGCAAACGGTCGACATTTGAATCAAGTTTGGTAAGATCCCATCCTAACATTATGACAATGTCGCTGGTAGTGGCAGCCAGATGCATGGCTACAATTTCTTCTTGCCGTACGACATCGTGTACAAATTCACCAGCATATACTTTCACACCCTCGGGTCGATTAAGACTAGCATTAACCGATTCTGGTATATAAAGATTACACAACTTTTGAAATTCTCGTTGAACTAATTCGTCGGCCTTGACCTGATCATGACAGATTACGTTATCTGTTTGACAGGCTCTCCAGGTGCGCCAGCTGCCCCAAAATGCGCCAACTCTTTTAAGTTCTTCAATGTCCTGGGTAGGATCTAATACAACAGAATCGGCAAGTACCCAACTAATGTTTTCTTTTATTTTATGCATGACGTCTACGAGTATCCAAGGTTACGCAATGAAATCCACCACCCAACGTTCTACTATGACTCAATGTGAGTGGAATACTATCAATGTTCTTGGACTTCAATATAGTAATTAGCTCTGTTTGTGCGGCATCTATAATAACAGTTTCAGGATCTAATACCAGCATATTCATAGCTATCCATTTTGACGCATATGGGTATTGGTAAAAATCCTGTGCTACAATCATATCTTCTGTAACATAAATTTTTTCCCAATCTTTAAAGGCTTTAGGACAATTTGTTTCATTTACACGACTGGCATTCAGCATTACTAGGCCTTCACGTAATGGAGTAATAGTACTATCAATATGCACACCTGAATAAAAATTAACAAGTTCAATGTTAATGTTGCGAAACTTACGACATAACCAATCGTAGGCGGCACGATTACCTGACGCACTTTCTAAGAATAACCAAGTGTCACCCAGTCGACAAATGTTTGCCGCGTCAAGAACCATGCCTTGGTCTCTGGGCATTGTAAGTATATTACGAGCATCGGCAATCAATCTATAATAATTTTCAATTTCTTGGTTGCGGCAAGGGTACATCATATTTCCATCTACTACAGTGTCGCCGGCAATTAATAATCGATCTCTTGGACAATAGTTATACATGCCCCGGCGTTTAACAAAGTCCATGGGTCGAGGTCTGTAAACTGTAGCACCATATCGAAGTAACGTTTCTGAAAGTATATCTAATTCACGATTGGCTTCATCAACAATCAACTGCGGAACTGGGCCACCGGGTGCTGGTGTTTCTGTCCATAGGCTTGTACGGGCTTCATTGGCAAACACAGGATCACTCATTGGCCAATTGGCATTGGTGGCACTACCCACAATAATAGCTTCCAACGGATCCCATTCATTCCATGAATTAATCATTTATTTAGGCCGGTAACATTATGTGTTTTAACATATAGAGAGTAAGTAATCATAAATGGCCGGTTATTTGTAGTGTGTATCTCGGCGTCAATCCCAAGTTGGCCGCCATGTGCAAAGTGTCATAGGTCCATTCAATTACGGACCCTGCCTTCCAATTTACATAGGCTTGATCTCGATATTCGGCGTAATGCCCAGGTTGCCAATCTTCTAAAAACACTATAGCACGACGAATGGTATGTTCGCGACCTTTAAGGTCAAACAGGTCCACATATTTTAAATATAAGTCACCGTGTGTGGGTAAAACGGTTCCTGTAGCCATTCTATAATAGCTTGTTCCGACATCCTGCCACCCTTGTCCTTCAAATATGTCTATAAATCGTTGATTCCACGTAGGTTGTGGGCTACGCATATCACACATCTCCCCAGTGAACCGATTGGTGTATCCTTGGTCAAGCCATTGTTTTTGCAACTCAGTGTCGTTAAAAGATTCGTTGATATATTCCAAATCTTTATACTCGCTGTTCCAAAATGGGTATAATTGATATCGGTGTATAGTGTGTTGAGTCATGTTTTATTAATGTTAAAGTGTTTGCAATTAAATAACTTTATATGAATATTCCTTTAGACCGCTTGTACCACTTTATCAATGACACTGCTAATAACATCTATGAAGATCATGTAATAATTTATCGTTTTTGGCCGCATGGATCAAAAAATATTGATCATTTAAATACACTTAATATCAATCCGTGGGATGCTCTAATAAAATCTCCAGCAATATGGTGCAACGATCAAGAACCACTGGATTACAAATTTTACAGTACAAACTTACGAGTTTTTCCAGAGTTTGAATGGAACAGAATTTTAAGATTGCATGTACATATCTCTAATAGAAATGTAATTAAAAATTTAGATTATGCCAAGAATATGTTTGAAAAAGGACTATTGTTGCACAGTGAAAAACGATCACACAATTTAAAAAAATATCAACTTGATAATGAATTAATATCTGTGTATTATTGGAGTCACGCTGTAATAGCTCGAGATTGGTTTAGATATGCCGAACATGAAAGTTTTCAAAAAAATGTAAGGAAAACGTTTTTAATTTACAACAGAGCCTGGTCAGGTACTAGAGAATATAGATTGCGTTTTTCTAATCTACTAATAGAACGTAAATTAGTAGATCAATGTCAAACTAGTTGCAATCCTATAGATCCTGAATTAAACTTGCATTACAACAACTATAAATTTAATAACCCACTGTGGCAACCCATTCATGTGTTAGAAAATTTTTTACAACCTACCGCAGCAGACAGCAGTAGCAGTGCCGATTTTAATACCAACGATTATAATTCAACCGACATCGAAGTGATATTGGAAACCTTGTTTGATGATGATAGATTGCACCTCACTGAAAAAAGTATTCGACCCATTGCCTGCGGTCAGCCGTTTATACTGGCCGCTACACAAGGCAGTTTAGAATACTTACGCAGTTACGGATTTCAAACGTTTGATACTGTATGGGATGAAAGTTATGATCAAATCGCAAATCCAGAAGAAAGATTAATAGCTGTGGTAAACCTTATGCAACAAATTGCTAAGTGGGATCCAGAAACAAAAGTTGATAAAATAGCGCAGGCTAGATCAATTGCTGATTACAACCGACGATGGTTTTTTAGCAAAGATTTTTTTGATCTAATAATAACTGAATTAAAAACAAATTTAAAATCAGCATTTGAAGAGCTTGAACAATGTGACAATTACAGATCATGGATTAACCGATGGGAACAATGGCTATCACATCCAGAAATAGTTAATTTTTTAAACACTAATCAAGATATATATTTTCCTATGAAAGAATCGGTTGAACAGATAATGACCGAGGCTCGAAATCGACTGGTAGAGATTGCAAATGAGAATAAAACTTAGTGTTATTGATTCAATGCGCTAACCAATTAATAGATTACTTTGAAGTGGCCACGCAGTAACCTGCCCAGTCTTTAGGACATCCTCCTAGTAACCGTTGTTCCATTGCGTCATAGTACTTCTCCATTTTGGGACTTGCGTTTTTGCACAATGTCAACAAGGATAATGCCTTTTTCCACTGACCACTATAATACAATTTAATAAATTGTCTATGTTGTTCTAGTGCTTTCTCGTCTATGTTTACAACACTAACACCAATGACCTCTGTGGGTTTACTAGTGATCAGTGTGTCAAAGTAGCGTAGACGAACGCTTTCAACAAATGCAGGATCTGCTACACGCAAACCAACTACTAGGGCTAATGTAATTAGCGCAGTCCACGGACTTGTTAAGATTTTTTTTAACATAAAGTATTTAAGAAAAAAAGACCCCGAAAGGCCTTTAGAATATGGTTCGCAATCAGCTTGTTATTGTTATGGGACTGATAGAGTATTTAACAATTGATCTCGTAACATAAACGGCGTATACACTAGAGGTATCACGTGATTTTTATCAGAGTTTCTAACATGGCAAGACCCAAGGATACTATTAGTACTAGGGCAAAAACTATTGGTGCTAAATTCATATCATTCTCCTTTGGTGAAAATTTCAGTGACGTTGTGTTGTTACCGCTTGGTGTGGCTGACTTCGCATAACATCAGACTCTAGCACAATCATTGACAATAGTACAATCAGTATGGTTATAAAAAACGCAGGTTGCATTTTCATAATTTGTATAATTTAAAGAAGTAAGTGACCAGAGCCGCTGCGGTCATGCACCACCAAAACACTTCAATCTGTCGTTGTCGGTCATGATCCATCTTTTTATTTTCTTCTTCTGCTTCTTTTTGCATTTTGGCTTTTACTGCTTCTACTTCGATCCAGGCATTTTTTCCATGCTTGCGTATGGTGTCTTGTTTGACTTTTTCTATTTCTCTTTCGTGTGCCTTTTGTTGTTCATATTTTTCTACAGCACGGACTTCTAATATGGCGGCACGTCTTTCTTCGGCCAGTTTGGCCTGGACTCGTGCCCGATGCTGTTGCTGTACGGCCGCTTCCATATCGGCCTGCTGAGAGGTCACAACTGACCCTAACTCTTTGCCGGCACTTTGGGCACTTTTTAGTGTGGTGGCTGCTGCTTTTGCTCCGCTTACTGGATCCATTAGAACCTCTTTTTATTATAATAGTATTTAATACAGAGGTTGCAATAGATTATATGCTAGGTTTTAATTATGATTGGAGTCCAGTCTGGTCCAGGTTCTTCCTGCTGATACTGTTGAATACGAGTGCTTAGTTCATCGTAAAATGAGTCCAATTCTCCGCCCCATTTACCCATAAGGTGTTCTATAGCCTGCTCGCAATAATTCCAATTGCGTTGACCATAATTGTCAATGAGATTGGTGTGCAATTCTTTTAACGATTGTGTTAGTGGCAGTTCAGCAATAGGTATGTTTTCAACCACACAACAAGCAGTGTGTACGGAGCCATCAGGTAAACTAAAAGTATCTAGGTCTAAAACTATGTATTTTTCATCTATATTTGGTGCGTGGGTTTTAAATATTATGTTCATATGCGATCCTCGTAAATAGTTATCTATGGAATTGCTCACACTATACAAAAAGACACATCGTAAAACAGGACTAAAATATTTAGGGTATACCTCTCAGGATCCATTTAGATATATTGGCTCTGGAAAATATTGGTGTAGGCATCTTAAATTACATGGTAACGAAATTGATACTGAAATATTATTACAAACTAGTGACAAAACAAAAATTAAAGACCTAGGTCTATATTATAGTAATCTCTGGAATATTGTTGAAAGTAAGGAATGGGCTAATTTAAAAATTGAAAGTGGCGATGGTGAAGCAATGGGTCCACTTAGTCGTAAAAAGTTAGTGAAAAAATGCAAGGACGTCCTAAATCAAAAGAATGGAAAGAAAATCATTCTAAAATAATGACTGGTAAAAAACATAGCACCGAATCAAAAATTAATCATAGCAATGCAATGTCTGGGCAGAATAATGGCATGTATGGCAAAACTCATACTAAGGAAGCAAAAGAAAACATGTCATCTGCTGGCAAGTCAAATAAAGGCAAAACCTATGAGGAAATTTACGGACTAGAAAAAGCAAAAGAACTTAAAAAAATTCGGTCTGAGCATTTTAAAAAATTAGCACAAAAGAAAAAAAATGACTTTTGCATTTGATCTTATCAGTGACCTTCACGTCGAAACATGGGACAACTTTGATTGGACTGGGCAAGCTACGGCACCTTACTGTATAGTAGCCGGTGATGTTGCCCGTAATCGAGAACGACTATTAGACACATTAACCAACCTTGGTTGTTGTTATCCGGGTGGTGTTTTTTATGTAGACGGCAATGAAGAACACAAAGACTATCTTGATGATTTGGGTTCTAGTTACCGCGATCTTGCCAAGGATATTGAATCTATAAAAAATGTAGTTTATATGCAGGACAATGTGATCATAGTCAATGGTGTAGCATTATTGGGTACCAACGCCTGGTGGACCTATGATTTTGATTCTAGCGTAAGTGTAGATGCTAGCATACAGCATATACAAGATCATTTTGGTATTAGCAATTCAGCAGCCACAAACATCATGGGAGTGGCGTATAATGATGCGGCCTACATGATGAACAGTGTTCGTAAATTACAAACCCACATGGAAGTCGGTGCTATGGTCATAGTTAGTCACACAGTTCCTGCACCTTGGGTCATTGCACACGATCCTGATTTAGTTGGTAACTGGAGATTCAACGGTATGGGCAACAGTCATATTTCTCGTCTTATTGACGAAGATACCGAACACAAAATCCATACCTGGTGTTTTGGTCACTATCATAGGCCCGTGGATCAAAATTTAGGAGGAATAAGATATGTTTCTAATCCTAGAGGACGTGGCAATACCCCGTGGAGACAATCTGCCTTTTATCCTCGTCGAATTGAAATTGACTTTTAAACTGTTTCGGGTTCTAGTTTGACTTGCAACGGATAGTTATTGTTTCGGGCCTGTACCGTGACTTCAATGCCCTTTTGTTCGGCTATTTCATAAGGTAGCACAGCAACCACAGCACTTCCAGCTTCATGAATATCCATGGTAATTTTTTCAGCGGTTTCGGTATTGTAATTAAACGAATTTATTAGCGTTTCCATTACAAATTCCATTGGTGTAGCATTGTCGTTAAGATAGATAATCTTAAACATAGGAGGCTCAGCAAGACCTTGATTAATTTGTGTTTTTGTTACGGTTCCTGCTTGTGACATATCCAGTCCTTTGTTGTAGTGGAGAGCACGATGCCCTCCACTGTATTTACTATATTATACTATTTTGTATAGGTGATCGCAATAGTCTTTGGCAGAAGTGCCTCAGGAACCTGGCGCTCTAAACTAACAGTAAGAATACCATCTCGACTTACAGCATCGGTTACTTCAACATAATCGGCCAAGGTGAATGTGCGTAAAAAACGACGAGCACTAATGCCTTGATGCTCATACACATGACCTTCGGGCAAATCAGTAGACAGCTTTTCACCTGTAATGATCAACTGACCTTCATTAACATTGACTGTAACTTCACCTTCGGTAAAGCCAGCCACAGCTACTTGAATCTCGTAGGTATTGTTGCCAGTTTTTAAAATATTGTAAGGTGGGTAGTTGGTGGTTGAAGCAGCCGCTGTATCAATTTGATGAATCATACGATCGAATAAACGGTCAATACCAACGGAATTGCGATAGAATGGACTGAGGTCCAGAGTTGTGAGTCTTGTCATTGTTTTCTCCTTTAAATTAAACGAAGTGACATATAATGTGGACCCGACCATCGGCATCCACACTATTATTTATGAAACTAAATTACATCATGCCTGGCATACCGCCCATACCGCCTTGTGGTGCAACGCCTTCTTTACTAGGAATCTGCGCAATTGAACAGTCTGTAGTAAGAATCAACCCAGCAATACTTGCGGCATTAACCAAGGCCGTTTTGGTTACTTTAGTAGGATCAATAACACCCTGCTCTACCATGTCACCGTAGGTACCGGTTGCCGCATTATAACCATAGTTGCCAGTTTTGCTGGCAATTTCATTAATGATTACGTCAGCAGGATCGCCGGCGTTGAAAGCGATGCAACGAGCAGGCTCTTCTAAAGAACGCAATACAATACTAATACCAGCTTGTTGATCAGCATTAAGGCCTTTTAAGTTAACAATAGCTTGTTTAGCACGGATCAGGGCTACACCACCACCAGCAACAATACCATCTTCAACAGCGGCACGAGTAGCGTGGAGTGCATCATCAATGCGATCCTTCTTCTCTTTCATTTCTGTTTCAGTAGCGGCGCCAACACGGATAACA